CTTTCCACCAGGCTATTTACGCGCGTTTCGCTACAACCTAGCGTGCGAGTTAGCGCCTGAGTTTGGTGTAGAACCTTCGCCGCAGGTACAGCGTATTGCCATGTCAAGTAAGCGCAACATCAAGCGCATTAACTTTCCTGGCGACCTTATGGCGATACCTTATCCGATTGTTGCGACGCGTCAACGGTACAACATCTACGCCAATAACTTCTAATGAAAACGCCGATCCTTGGCTCGACTTACGTTGCCCGTTCCGTCAACGCAGCCGATGCGAGGATGGTCAATTTATTTCCAGAGGTAGTGCCGGAAGGCGGCAAAGAACCTGCGTTTCTTCAGCGCTGCCCTGGTCTACTAAACCTTGCTACGATCGGCAGCGGTCCTGTTAGAGGGTTATGGACGTTTTCGTCTGATAACAGCACCGCGTTTGTTGTATCCGGTAACGAACTGTACCGAATCAACACCAGCTACGCCGCTACGCTTATCGGCTCTATTCCTGGCACTGGCCCTGTCAGCATGGCTGACAACGGCATACAGCTATTCATTGCCTGCAACGGTCCTAGCTACATCTACAACGTTAACACCGGCGAATTTGGTCAGATCATAGACCCTGATTTTCCTGGTGCGGTAACGGTTGGCTATATCGACGGCTACTTTGTTTTTAATGAGCCTAACAGCCAACGTATTTGGGTTACGCAACTGCTTGATGGTACGTCTATTGATCCGCTTGACTTTGCAAGCGCTGAAGGATCGCCTGACGGTGTGGTGGGCCTTATTGTTGATCATCGTGAAGTTTGGGTGTACGGCACAAGTACCGTTGAAGTTTGGTACGACGCTGGTACGCCCGATTTCCCGTTACAGCGCATCCAAGGCGCGTTTAATGAGATTGGTTGTATATCAGCGTACACCATCGCTAAGATGGATAACGGTCTGTTTTGGTTGGGCGCTGACGCCAGAGGTCAAGGTATTGTTTACCGCGCTAACGGCTACACTGGCCAACGCATCAGTACCCACGCGGTTGAGTGGCAAATTCAACAGTACGGCAATCTTACTGACGCGCTAGCGTACACCTACCAGCAAGACGGCCACAGCTTTTACGTGCTTATCTTTCCCAGCGCCAATACAACTTGGGTCTATGACGTTGCGACAGGCGCATGGCATGAGCGCGCGGGGTGGAATAACGGATCGTTTACGCGGCACCGCAGCAATTGTCAGATGGCGTTCAACAATAAAATTATTGTGGGCGACTATCAAAACGGCAATATTTACGCGTTCGACCTTGACACCTACGCTGACAACGGTCAGATACAAAAGTGGCTGCGCTCGTGGCGGGCGCTGCCGACCGGCCAAAACAATCTCAAACGTACCGCGCAGTATTCGATGCAGATCGACATTGAGTCTGGCGTTGGTTTAAACGGCTATCCACGCACCGAGAACGTTTATTTCATCACTGAAACGGGCGGCAACTATTTAGTGACAGAAACAGGTGACTACTTTATTGAAGAGCAACAGCTTCCAGGCACGCAAGGCGCTGACCCTGAGGTCATGCTACGTTGGTCTGATGATGGCGGTCACACATGGTCTAACTACCGTACATCCTCGGTTGGAAAAATTGGTGAGTACGGCCACCGCGTTTGGTTTAGGCGTCTAGGGATGACCATGAAGTTGCGCGATAGGGTCTATGAATTATCAATGACCGATCCTGTAAAGACAGCGATTATGGGTGCGGAACTCCTCATAACGCCGACCAATGCTTAACATCACTAACATACCCGCACCCCGCGTCAGTATTATTGACGAAAAGACGGGTCTTATCTCACGCGAATGGTATCGGTTCTTTTTGAATCTGTTTACGTTGGTGGGGCAGGGCAACAACCAGACAAGTCTTGACGATCTTCAAGTTGGACCGCCCGCGCAAAACATCAACATATTAGTAGCGGGTAGCGCTACTGATCTAGCGCCGCCTGCCGTCACACCTATGTCAGTGGCAGACAATCAAGCGCTGCTGCCACCGTTTGCTCAACAATCGTTTGATGATAGCCAAGCAGTTTCGCCGCCTTTTGTTGTGCCGTCTGCCGACGATAGCCAAGCGCTGCTGCCTGCGGCTATGCAAATCTTCATCGATAGCTACGCTAATTTATCGCCGCCGATTATCCCACCAGGACCAACGTCTAGCGGCACTGTGACTAGCGTTGATGTGTCTGGTGGCACAACAGGCATGACGTTTACAGGTGGGCCTATCACGTCTTCCGGCACCATCACGATGTCGGGTACGCTTGCTGTAGCTAACGGCGGTACGGGTTCAACGACGCTAGACGGCGCGGGTATCGTAACTAAGACCGGCACGCAGACCATCAGCGGTCAAAAGAACTTTACTAGCTATACCAACACGTTTCTTGGCACCACCTATGCCACGTCAGACGGCGGCACAGGTTCTAACGCTTACTTTGGTGAAAACAGCGCGTACGCCGTTGTAGGCGGCGCTAATGGTGTCGTACTAGCTAGCGGTGCTACTTATCCTGGCACAAGCCGATATGTAGGCGACGCTACGTCGTTTAGGCCTTCAACAACAGCCTCTTACAGTTCGGGTACGCTGACACAGCGTTGGACGACGGTTTACTCGCAAAACCTTGACTTGTCAGGCGTTGTTGCCGCAGGCACATGGAATGGTTCAACCATAACAGTTGGCTATGGTGGCACAGGTGTCACATCAACGCCGTCTAACGGTCAACTGTTGATTGGCAACGGTTCTGGCTATTCGTTAGCCACATTGACTGCTGGTTCTAACATCTCTATATCGAACGGCGCAGGATCAATCACGATAAGCGCGTCGGGGTCCACAGGCGTAAGTTCAGTTGATGTTTCAGGCGGTACGACAGGGTTAACGACGTCTGGCGGTCCTATTACGTCGTCTGGCACGATTACGCTTGGGGGTACTTTAAACGTTGCTAATGGTGGTACAGGTTTAACTAGCACGCCAAGCAATGGGCAGCTTGATATTGGTAATGGTAGTGGTTTTACTCGCACTACTTTAACGGCTGGTACCGGCGTCAGTATTTCTAACGGCTCCGGTTCCATTACTATTAATGCCACCAATAACGGAACAGTAACTAGCGTTGACGGTAGCGGTGGCTCAACGGGCTTAACACTTACCGGCGGCCCCATCACTACATCGGGAACGTTGACGCTTGGAGGTACGCTTGCTGTAGCTAACGGTGGCACAGGCGCGTCGTCGCTCACGGGTGCGGGTATCGTCACAACAACCGGCACTCAAACCATCAGTGGTCAAAAGAATTTTACTAGCTACACCAATACGTTTTTAGCTACAACTTACGCCACATCTAATGGTTCTTCATCTAGCAACGCTTATTTTGGTGAAAGCGGGGCGTATGCTGTTTTAGGTGGCGCCAACGGTGTCGTACTAGCCAGCGGTGCTACATATCCTGGCTCATCAATTTTTGCGGGTGACAGCGGCACTTGGCGCTCCACTACAGACAACGTCCGCGCGCTAGGCACGGGGTTGTTTAGATACACCGTGGTCTACGCAACCACAGGTACGATCAATACGTCAGACGCAAATCAAAAGCAGCAGATCAGAGATTTGTCAGACGCCGAGCAGCGCACGGCTCAACGAGTCAAAAAACTCATACGGGCGTTTAAGTGGAACGACGCTGTTGAGGCCAAAGGTGATGAGGCGCGGATTCATTTTGGTGTTATCGCGCAAGAAGTTCAAGAAGCATTTGCCGCAGAAGGCTTAGATGCGTCAAAATACGGTTTGTTTTGCAGTGATACATGGACTACCTCAGACGGCTCTTCACAAACGCGTTTAGGTGTGCGATACAGCGAGTTGTTAGCCTTTATCATTGCCGCACTTTAAGGAATATTATGCCAACCATTTTATCCCCTAATCCAAAGCTGCAATTCTTCTCATCGAGCGGGGAATTGCTGGTAGGCGGCAAACTGTACACCTATCAAGCTGGCACAACCACACCGCTAGCGACCTACACCGATTCGACAGGCGCGACGTCTAACACCAACCCGATTATCTTAGACGTCCGTGGTGAAGCGAACGTTTGGTTAGGCACGTCATCATACAAATTTGTTCTTAAGGATAGCAACGACGTATCGATCTGGACGGTTGATAACATTTCCACACCGCAAGGTTTGATTGACGCGTTGAGCGCGTCGTTAGCTGCTGCGTCGGGGTCATCGCTAATTGGTTATTCGCCGTCTGGCGCAGGCGCTGTCACGACAACCGTGCAGGCCAAACTTCGTCAAACCATCAGTGTTAAAGATTTTGGTGCAACAGGCGACGGCGTTACCGACGATACCGTGGCGTTTCAAAATGCGCTGACCGCAGCAACAGGTAAATCCTTATACGTCCCTGCTGGTACTTACCTTTGCACAGGTTTGACAATTTATAGCGGCACCAACATGTATGGTGACTCGCCTGCTACATCTATTATCAAAGCTAAAAGTACGCTTGGCGCGACAACGCCGCTGCTCAAGAATCCCAATCAAACCGGCACGGCGTACGTCTACACTGACAAAGGTATTAGCGTCAGCAATATTAAGTTTGACGGTAACAACTTAGGCCCACGCACGGCTGAATTGGTGTCGTTTGCTAAGGTTGAAGACGTTAACATCACTAACTGTTACGTTTACAACGTGCAATACATTGGTATTGCTATAGCAGGGTGTATTGCTGTTGCGGTTGATAAATGTCTGTTTACCGAGTGCGGCAGCGACAGTGTGCTTGCCGAGGGTGGTGCCGCTATTTGGATGGGTCCAGCGGCTGACACGACCATATCGTACGACGTAAGCGTTAGCGAGAGTAGCTTTATCAGCAACAACTGGTCGGCTATGTACGCTAACGGCAATCGTTTGTCGATCATCGGTAACTATTTGTCGAACAATAAAGAGTCCGGCATCTTTATGACCGGCAACAACAACGTAATTGCTGACAACTGGATTAGCGGCCAAACTAAAAAGAACATATCCGCGTCAGGTATTGAGGCAGGCGGTAGTTTTCATACGATCAGCGGCAACTTTGTTGGCGATTGCGGTGACTACTGCATTGCGATCACTGACGTGCAGTTTACGACCGTTACAGGTAACTCGCTTTACAACCCACGACGTGAGAGCGCGTCGTTCCCTAACGCTAGTTGCATTGGTATTATTTCGCTGACGGCTAGCCCTAACCAACCTCGTTACTTGTTGATTGTCGGTAACAACATGTGGGCGCCTGCTAACGACGCCTACGCTGCGGTGTACTTTTATGGCACATCATCAGCACCGCAGTACGTGACGATTAACGACAATCAGATGAACGGCAATACGTGGACGTCTGGTCAGGCTATCTACGTCTCATCCGGTCAAGCGTCGGTATCGCAAATATTCCGTGACAATCCTGGCGCGTTTGATGTGTTTGACCAAGGCGGCTATGCGTCAGGTCGATTCTACGCAGGTGAAACGTTATCACCTGCCTGGGCAGCAGGCACGTTGGCTGTGGCAGCTAACACCCTATACGCTATGCCTTTTACAGTAAGGCAGCAGCAACTTTGGACAAAGTTAGGCTGCACGGTCACTACCGCAGGTACAGGTGTTTTTGCTTATCTTGGTGTTTATCGTATGGAAAACGGCATCCCAACGTCGTTAGTATTAGACGCTGGTGCTGTTGGGCTGACCACTACAGGCACTAAAGAAATCACTATCTCGCAACCGTTGCCCTCAGGTACTTACGCGCTTGTTTTGCTTGCTAACGCCAGTGGTGCGACGGTAAGGGCTGGAACGCCTAGTGATATTGCGTTGGCTACGGTAGGATGCAGCGCAGTAGGGACAGCGGACACGTTGATTACCGCTAGTCAAACGTACGGCACTTTACCTTCAACTTTCCCCGCCGTATCTTATTCATCGAGCAGCACACCGTTGCTGACCTTGCGCTATGGAGTTTAAAAAATGACTGTAACTGCAAAAACACTGGCTGAAGGCCAGATTATTCCGAACGCAGACACAACGGTTTACACCGCACCGTTAGCTGTGACGACTATCATTGATAAACTGACTACCGCTAACTATGATACGGTCGCGCGCGAAATCACGATTAGTATCGTAGCGTCTGGTGGTTCAGTTGGAAACGCATATTACATAGCTAAACAAACGTTAGCTGCTAAAGAAACGTATATTTGGCCTGAGGTTGTAGGGCAGATTCTTAACACGGGCGATTACGTGTCAGCGATTGCCAGCAACAACACCGGCGTTAACCTGCGCATGAGCGGGCGTGAGATCACATGATTCATCATCACTTCGGCGCAGGCGTATAAAGGAGAATTATTATGGCTGCTTGGATGTTACCCGCAGCAATTATAGGTAGCGCACTCTTCGGTTCTAGTTCAGCTAAGAAAGCCGCTAGCACGCAAGCTGACGCGGCTAACCGCGCCGCAGACTTGCAGATGCAGCAGTTTGAGCGACAAGTTGAACTGCAAGAGCCTTGGCGCCAAGCAGGTATTACCGCGCTCAACAAACTGACGCCGCTTGCGACTGAGTACACACCCTTTGGGATGGATCAGTTTCAGCAAGACCCAGGCTATGCGTTCCGTATGCAAGAAGGCATGAAAGCCTTAGAACGCTCGGCAGCCGCGCGAGGTGGCTTGTTGTCAGGTGGCATGTTAAAAGGTGCGCAACAGTACGGTCAAGGTCTAGCGTCGCAAGAGTATATGAACGCGTTTAACCGCTATCAGGCTGAACGTAACGCTCGTCTTAACCCGCTTCAATCGCTTGCAGGCGTAGGCCAGACGGCGACCAACCAACTAGGCCAAGCAGGGCAGACGATGGCAGGCAACGTCGGCCAAGCGCTGGGCGCTGCTGCCCAAGCGCGGGCGTCGGGGTACGTAGGTGGCGCGAACGCATTGTCACAAGGTCTTGGTACGTATTTGAATTATCAGCAGGGCCAAAACTTTTTGAACGCCTTGCGCCCACAGGAAGCAGCAACACCTGCGCCTATCTATCAAGGTGGGTATTATTCTCAAGGTTTTGGAGGCTAATCATGGCCCTCGTTGACCCGAACATCGCACTGTCGTACAAGGGCGTCCAGCTGCAAGACCCGTTGGACCAATACAGCAAGGCGTCTGCTGCGCAGTTTAACGCGCTTAAGATGGAAGAAATAATTAAAGAGCGTGAGGCGTTGGCGCAAATTCAATCAACTATTGCGTCTAAAGGTGGCCCAACTGATTTAAGAGCCGCCGCGCAAGCGATGTTCAAAACGGGTCGGCCTGAATTTGTAAAAACAGCCGTATCTATCTTAGAACGATTAGACAATCAAGATCAGTTTAATCAATACTTAAGACAAACTGAGAACGCACCAACTAACGCATTAGCACCTGCGACTGCTCCAGCGACTGCTCCAGCGCCTGCTCCTGCGACTGCTCCTGCGACTGCTCCTGCGACTGCTAACGCATTAACACCTGCACCGACACCTGCGGCCGCGCCTACTAACACCTTAGCAACACCAACACCTTCAAGCCAAGAATTACAACGCCGCTACAGAATGGTGTCTAACATCAATACGCCAGCCGCTAAAGCTGAAGCTCAGTTGATATTAAAACAGATTGAAAACGACTTCCGCGCTACGCTGCCGCCTGAGACTATTCGTACGATGACATCGCTTGGCTATCCAGCCACACCTGAAGGTTATCAAGCGTTTCAAGGCGCGCAACGACCACCTCAACAACCAGCCCCATTAGTTCCTGTGCTACAAAATGGCAGACCTACACTTGTACCTCGCGATCAAGCTGTGGGTCAAACGCCGTTTTCTCCTGCGGCAGTACAAGTATTAGGTTTGGGGCCAGGAAGAGAACCTAAAGAACCGCCCGCACCGACGCTTACAACTATTCAAGACCCCACTAACCCCAATCAAATGATTACGATTGATGCGCGTCAATATGGGGGTGGTGGTGTAGGATCGGTTGGCGTTATAGGTCTAGCAGGAAAAACGCCTGCGGCAACTGCTGCGGCAAACAAACGCGAAGAAGGGCAACAGCAAGCAGGCGACATACTCGACACGCTAGAGACAGCATACAACGACTTAGATAGAATGAAAGCTGTACCAAGTCAGCGGCGCAGCGCTATAACTAACGCGTTGTCGTATGTTGCGGGTACAGGCGTTGGTCAAGTAGCTGGCCGCGTGGTAGGGTCTGAAGCGCAGACGCAGCGCGACATTATTCAAAGTTCAAGAAATCAGTTGTTAAACGCGGTTAAAAATGCTACTGGTATGTCCGCGCAACAGCTTAACTCTAACGTTGAATTTAGGTCTTGGCTTGAGGCGCTGTCTGACCCAACAAGGTCTATTGAAGCTAACAGGGCTATTCTTAGCAACATGAGACGATTCATTGCTAACAATACTAAGAAGGATGAAACGCCAGCACCAAGCGCTGCGCCAAGCGTCGCGCCTACCCCTGCACGACCTTCCTCAGCACCTAAAAGCAGCAAAGGCGCTAAAGACGACCCATTAGGTATTCGCTAATGGCTACGATTGCTGAAGTCCGCGCTAAGTATCCCCAATATTCAGACATGTCTGACGAAGCGCTAGCGGATGCGCTTTATAAAAAGTTTTATTCAGACATGCCCCGCGCAGACTTTGACGCCAAAGTTGGGCTAAAACCTGCTGCACCTGCCGTTGCGGCACCTGAACCTGCTGCGCCAGCTAGACTTGAGCCTCGCAGTGAAGGTATGCCTACGGCACCACGGCAACAGTTAACGCCTGGGCAGCAGATGTACCAAAACATTCGCCCTTACGTTGCGCCGACCATAGAAGCGCTCGGTTCGGCAGGAGGCGCGTTGCTTGGCGGCGCGGCTGCGCTGCCTGGTGGTCCGATTGGTGTCGCTACGGGCGGCGTTGCTGGCGCTGGTTTAGGTTATGGTATAGCTAAAGAAGCGCTTGAGTTAGGCGACGTTTATCTTGGTGGCAAGCAGCCACGTCAAGGCGAAGCCGCCATAACAACGCCGATACAAAACGTGCTTGAAGGCGCCACTTACGAAGCGGGCGGGCGTGTGGTTGCGCCGTTACTTGGTAAGACTATTGGTAAGTTTGTTGACTTTAAAAACGTAGCGCAAAACAAAGCTGCATCCTTAGCACGCGCATCGCTAGGTAACGATCTTGAGCAAACCTTAAGTATCCTTCGCAATGCGCCACCTAACGCTAGCGTGGCTGAGGTAACGGCGAAGATTCAAAACCCAACGTGGCAAGCGTTTGTACGTAACGCATTAGAGAAAAGTCCGTCAGGCGCTCAGTACCTGAATAAATTTGCCACGATGAGCCATGATGAAGGTGTTAATGAATTAGCGAAACTTGCGGGCGGTATGACAGCAACAGACGTCCGCGCTACCACTGATGTGATGAAGCAGACGCTACGTGACATCACAAGCCCTGCGCGTCAAGCGGCGCTAAATCGCGCCAATCTTGGTCAGCAGGTTGCGCAGTACGAGGCCGAGGCTGGTAAGTTAAGCGCTGAGGCGGCGGCTAAGGTGCAAGAGGTGCGCCGACTGATTGATCTTGGTGATCATGCGGCAGCAGCAGCGCGACTACAAGAGATTAAAGCAGGCATCCCCGCAGGCTCACGTTTTGCTCCCGCTAAGGTGCAACCTGGTTACTCAAACACTTGGGCGGCTACGTTTACATACCCTGGCAAGTTAGCGCAAATGTCTGATGAGTGGGCGTCGAAAGCAGCGGAAGCGTCGCTTGATTTAGGTCAAGGCGCGAGATTTGCTCAGTCGGCTGCGGACAGTTTACGGCAGGCGGGCATCAAACCACTTAAGGGTGACGAGATAGTAAGCCAGATTCGCGGTGTGTTAAACAATCCTGAGTTTGCAGGTAATGATCTGCTTAGTGGCGCGGCTAAGAACGTCGCTAACGATATTGCTCAATGGACTAAGAATGGCGGCATCATCGACGCTAGAGCGTTAGATGCTATTCGTAAAAACTCGATTAACGCTGCGGTGCAACAATTGCGCCCAGGCGTAGACGCTACGACGCAGCGCAACTTAGCAGCTAAAGTAACGTCAGAATTAAAACCCACACTGATTAGCGCAATTGAAGCGGCGGGCGGCAAAGGCTACCGTGAATACCTTGATGAGTTTTCTAAAGGTATGCAAAAAATTGCTGAGACCAAGCTGACCGGCGAAGCCGCTAGGCTATGGAAAACAGATAAGGACGCGTTTGTGCGCTTGGTGCAAAACGAAGCGCCTGATGTGGTGGAAAAATTTCTTGGTCCAGGCAACTACAACATCGCCACTGAACTAAGCGAGAACACGATCTCGACATTGCAGTCGCTAGCGTCTAAGCGCATCAATGAACTTGCTTCTAGTAAACAGGCATCAGACGGCCAAAAAGCGCTGGTGACCTTACTAGAAGAAAACACATCTAAGTTTCGTTTGCCATCGTTGCTTAATTTTTGGGCTACAGCCACTAACCGAACAATTAGTGAATTAGAAAAAGCGGTAGGTTCTAAGACCATGAAAATCTTAGGTGAGGCTATGCAGTCGCCTCAGACCGCTAAGAACTTGCTTGAGAAATTACCCGCGCAAGAGCGCAGTAACGTACTGCGTATCATTAGCAACCCTTCGTCGTTTAAAGGCAGGGCTGCGCAACGCGCTGCTGAATTTATGCGAAGCGGCGCAACCACAACCTCGATCAATGCGTTAGCATCTGAGCCTAGCGAAAATGCGTTAATTGATTAACAGGTGAAAAACATCATGGAGCAAGAAGTGGAAACGCGTTTGTCTGTTCATGAGGCCGTGTGCGCAGAGCGTTATAAGTCTATCGAGCAATCGTTCAGTCGCGTTGAAGAGCGATTTGACGACGGTTCGCAAAAGATGAAGAAACTTGAGTACCTGATGTACGCCGTCATGGTGGCCGTGCTCCTTGGTCCTGGCGCTGCTGCCATTTTTTTTAAGAAACTGTTAGGTGTTTAAGCTAGGCAAACGATCGATCGAACGTCTGCAAGGCGTTCACCCTGATCTTGTGCGCGTTGTTGAGCGTGCGATTGATCTGACAACGGTAGACTTCACGGTCCTTGAGGGCTTGCGCTCGCCTGAGCGTCAACAAACTTTAGTAGCATCTGGTGCTAGCCAGACACTTAATAGCCGTCACATCACAGGTCACGCCGTCGATCTAGGTGCGTGGGTAGATAATCAAGTCGATTGGTCTTGGCCGTTGTACACCAAAATCGCCAACGCCATGAAAGCCGCCGCTAACGAGTTAGGCGTCTCTATCGTGTGGGGCGGCGATTGGCGCACGTTCAAGGACGGCCCGCACTTCGAGCTAGACCGCAGGTACTACCCGTAATGGACCCGCTAACAATCCTTGCGGCGTTTGGCCCACTGGCTGTTGATCTTGGTAAATCCTTGATCGGTCGGTTTATACAGACCGAAGGGTATAAGCCTACTAACATCACTGAGTACGTGCGGATGCGCGAACTTGACTTAAACATGTTCAAGGCCATGAATGACGCAGGCGGCGCTAACCCATCCTACCCGTGGGTCGAGGCGATCGTGCGGCTCATGCGACCAGGCGTTGCGCTTATTGTGTTGATGACTTGGGCAACACTAAAACTGAACGGTCAGTCATCAGAGTCGGTCGATAACTTTGCAGCAGCGGTGGGGTTTTATTTGTTTGGCGACCGTACGCTTTTCTACGCCAAGAAACGCTAGAGCGTCTGCGCTTCCTTAAGCAACTCGATACGTTCTCTTGCCGTACGCAGCGCCGTGTAGCGTTGGTGCAGCCGCTCTAGTATCGAGATGCGCCTGGCGCCTGCTCGCTCCTCATTAAGCAAACTCAACACCTGATCCTCGGTCATAAGCGCCAGTTCTTTGTTGAGCTTTCGCCAGTTCATACTCAATTTTGTTCTCCAGTTCGGTAATCTGCTTTTGTATGCGCTCTAGCGCGCGGTATTGCTGCCGCAACATCTTCTCGTGCTGATGCTGCTCGGCTTTAGCGGCTTTAAGTTTAGTCTGCCATAAACTAAGTCGGGAGGTCATAGCGGTCCTTAATCACTCGCATGATGTCTTTAGGCGTCATGTTGGGTATGGCGGCGATCAGTAAGCAATCCATCGCCACCTTTTGCGCGAACTGGCGCATCTCCTTGACGGTCATCACGGCGATCGGCAACTGCTCGGTAGCGGCGTTGCGGATCATGCCAATTAACTCGTCATCGGTCATTGCCTTACACCTATATTGAATGGGTTGTGGTATTGGAACTTAGGTGCTTTGATTTTCTTCACCTTGTCTTTTCTTTCTGTGATGTAGTAGCCATATGCCCATCCTGGCTTGTTAGAAATGACAGACTGACGCTTCACAAGTTCACGCTTGATTAGTCCTTGATCTAGTAGGGGCATCAATGAATTGGATATGGCTTTTGTTGTCATACCCAGCTTGCTTGCCAATTCCTTAAGCGTGACGAGCGAGGTTCTTGTCTCCATGTATTTAAGACACGCCTGACCCCTATCGATCTTAGCCTTGATTCTCAGTTTGTGGATACTCATACTTGTGGTCATTGCTCACCCCTTGCTCTGATGGCGTCGGAAAAATTCAGCAGCACCGTCGCAGTCCATCTTTGCAAGCGATGGTCAGCATCCATTGAGCTGAGGTCTACGTTCAAGAGCAAATTCGCACACGCCTCACGCTCTGCTGCTGCGACAAGTGCGGCGAAGCGTTCAAATAATTCGAGGTTTGCGCCCGTGTATGAGACTGGGTTAAAACCAGCCTCTCTCGCCATCTTGATAATGTCGTCTGGTTTCATTGCTCACCCCCTTGCGTAGCCTTGTCATATTGAACGGCAACTACACTAGAAGATTGCTTTTCTGTCTCCAGTGCTTGGCGTAAAACGGCAATGGCTTCGATGTAGTAATTTTTATCGCCTGTTTCCATCAGCATCTCTGCGCTTGCATCCTCCAGCACCTCTATCGCTTCTTCAATGGCTTCTCTGCTCATGTGTTCTTCTCCTTTAATTTGGCTTCGATGGCTCGGGCAAAACCCCACCGATCAAAATACTCAGAATTACTCGCATCAAATTTTTCAGACAGATAACCCAAATCTTGTATCTCCTCATCCGTCAGCCCAACCCATTGCTTTTTTGGTGGTGCGGCGTAAAGTGGTTCAACCCAATTACCTTCCGTTGGTTTACAAGCAAATTTGTTTGATAATTTTCCGTCAGGTGATGTAGAAAACCACGCCACTGGATCTTCCTTGTTCATTGCTCCCTCGCTTTCAACATAGCATCTGCAATTTTGTATGCGTTGCGTGAAACATCTCCTTCATGGCTGTATTTCTGCGCCAGTGCTTGCATTGCCTTAGCTGCAAAGTAATCGCGCAGGGTCATGCCGACATCGTGCCCACTTGGGCTGATGCCGTTTATGTATTGCGTTGTCGGAAACGCTGGCCTGCCTGTGTCTATGTTCATGCTTTCTCTCCTGTTGCTTTAGCGATGGCGGCTCGGGCACGCTTTGCCTTGTGCCAGTCTCGGTCCGGTTGAATGCTGTTCAAGAGCTCAACGACTGAAGCCAGCAGATCCTGATTCACCTCATGCAATCGGCGCAGTTCGTCGGCGGCTTCTCCGCATAGACCCGTGTGGCTGAATTGCACGTCAAGTTCTTCTAGCGCATCAGCCAGCACTAAGGCTTTGGGTCGTGTGCTCATTGCTCACTCCTTGCTCGGATTGCTTGCGCGGCCACCTTTGTAATGTCTGACGCATATTCAGGATGTACAGCAAGCACATCACAAACCTTCGCACACGCCTCACGCTCGGCAGCAGCAACAAGGGAGGCGAAGCGTTCTAAATCCTTATGAGTGAAGGCATAAAGACCATACGCAGTTTTTGTCATCATAAGGAGGGTTTCCCACGGCTTGCGTATACCTTCTTGTATAGCAAGTTCATCTAGTCCGATGTGATTAGTCATGTGTTCCTCTCATTTTTTAAATTCATTTCAACGCCTCCAATGCGATGTCACTAAGTTTTTGTTTGTCGTGTAGCGCAGTCCATATGCGCTCGTCGATGGTGTCCGTCGTCATAAGGATGTAGACCCACACGTCGCGCTGCTGGCCGGATCGATGCAATCGTCCAACGGTCTGTTCGTAAAGCTCAAGTGACCACGGCAGGGACAGAAAGACCATGTGGCAGCCGCCGAACTGCAAGTTAAGGCCATGACCGGCGGATTTTGGATGCACCGCCATAAGCGGAATGTTGCCAGCGTTCCATCGTCCAATGGCGTCAGGGTCGTCCAAGCTGGCAAGATGCTTGTATCGTCGTTTGAGTTCACTGAGTTCTTCCTTATATTGATAAACAATGATCGTGTTGGCGCGTTGATTCTCTTCGATCAACTCATCAAGCGCATCAAACTTATGGGTACTGAACCAAACTGGCTCAGGTGAGTAGACGAACCCAGACGACATTTGTTGCAACTTCTGCGTGACCACCGCAGCGTTCTGTGCAATCGCTTGCGCGTTGTCAAACTGCACAACAAAGTCGCGCTTCATCGTCTCGTACGGCTCTCGCGCTTGCATGTCCACACGCAACTCCACCGTATGGCACGGCGGCAGCTTGTTTTTATAGACACCAGGCTCTAATACGAAAGTAGCAGGTTTGATGCGCTCCATGACGCGCGTTAGCGCGCCAGGCAGCGGCGTCCAATCGTCAAACCCAGCATAAGTATTAAGACTAAAGTATTGCTGCATAAACGCGCCCTTGCTGCGCCCCAGCAATTTTTGATCGATGATCTTGCACTGACCGAAGACGTCTTCAAGACCGTTGCTCGTGAAACTGCCGGTCAGACCCCAACGGATGTTGAACTGATCGATGATCTTATGAAGCGCTTTAAAGCGTGCGCCTGATGGATTTTTTAGCTTGGTTAGTTCGTCAAACACAATCCCGTCAAACGCATCTAAGGGCTGCGCTGCGAGCCACTGAAGGTTGTCGTAATTCGTCACGACAATATCAGCGTCACTTTGTAGCGCGGCTATGCGATTGGCAGGCGATCCTGTAGCCGTGGCAAGCGCCAGACCTGACGACCACTTCACTTGCTCAATAGGCCATACGTCGCGGGCCACACGCAGCGGTGCGATGACAAGCCAACGCGTGACGTAACCTTCAAGGATCATACCTTCCATGGCCTTGAGCGTGATCGCAGTCTTGCCAGCCCCTACGGGCGCTAGCACCATGGCGCGATCGTTCTCAAACAGAAAGTCAACCGCTTCATCTTGGTAAGGGCGCAGTTTCATAATTCATTAACCCACGCGTCAACTTGTTCTTTAGACCACAGGCAGACATAGCGCTGCCTAAGGCGTGCCATGTCGTCTTCAAACACCTTCTGTAACGGCGACAGACGGCCACCAGGCGCCTTCAACTCAACAAACCATACGACACCATTAGGCAGGCAGACGACGCGGTCGGCAACGCCACGGTGAGCAGGGCTTACAAACTTGTAAGCGATGCCGCCAATCTCTTTAACGCGCTTGACGAGGTGCGCTTCAATATTTTTTTCTAGCATGGCCGCATCATACCCTGTCAAAAACTATTTGACAAGTTTATTAGATGTGCTACAGTGAAGCCTCAATCAACTCAAGGACAGTCAAATGGATGATGATTACATTTCAATCGATGCAAGACAGGGCGACAGCGTTAATCTTAGTTTGCACAGCGACGGCATCTGGCTTTCGATGTTCAAAGGCACTGCCTACGCATCAACGATGCTTACGCTCAAGCAAGCCACCGAGTTGCGTGACGCTATCAACACGCTGTTAGGGGTCGAGGCATGAGGCACAGTAACATTGTCGGCGGCTCGACCGCCAAGCGCGTCATCAACTGCCCTGGCAGCGTGGTGCTCGTGCAGCAAATGCCACCGCAGGTTGAAAGCAAGTACGCCGCTGAGGGTACGCTGTTGCACGCCTGCATGGAAGAAGTGCTTGTATACAGCAAGTTATCTGATGTTGTTCGTAAGCACAATTTGACAGATGAGCAAATCGACAAGCTAACGTTTTGTATTTCGGCGTTGGATGAAATAGACCCCAACCAAGATATGAGTTTTGATCAAGAAAAGC